GGTGCCATAAAGCACTAATCGTGGTTGTTCCGCTTCCAGCAGAGGCTTGCGGGGGTATACCGAAGTAATCTTCGAGACCCAGCTCAGCAAAACCGCCCGTAGGGCTGGTTATAGTCGGGACCGTAAAGTCCGTGCTATCGCCCGGATCAATCTGTTCACCCATCATTTTTTGGAAATTGTCCCAAATCAGACGAATAGGTACCGCAAAGTAAAAAGTATCAAGGACCATATTGTCCATTATCGGGAAAATAGGCGTGTTGAGTCGCGCGAGCAGGGTTGCGTTCAGATTGAACGTGTCGCCGGGCAAAGCCTCGTCAACATAAAACGGGATCAATTCCCCTGCATCGAACGTTGTTTTATAACCGTGTGTACGGTTAAACGTAGAACGCGGAATATCCGCTCGGGGTACCTGTGAGAAACTGTGTTTCATTACTGATTTCATTATTAATTTCCTTTTTTAGACACTTTTTTACTAAAAAGGTGTCAGTTAGACCAGTTACATCAAGTAGGCAACTGGTCTAACCTCCACCCGGGACTTACGTTTCGGGTGTCTCCTCAGTAGCCGGAGAGACTTCAACCGGCGCTGGCGCCGGTTCCGGCTCTTCGCCGGATTTAGGAAGAAGACCGAGCGCAATGGCTTCTTCCTCGTTTTTTGGATCTGCTAAGAAATCAAGGAGATTTACCGCAGAATTTTCGAACTTCGTTCGAATATCGGATGGTAATGCCGCAAAGTCTAGTTCAGCGGCAACGACGCGATCCATTACGGAACGGAGATCTTCCCCGGTGGAGAAATCTCCGTATTTTGGCTGGCGATTGCCAGCAGGCATGACGCCGGTGCGCACATATTGCGCCATGATATTATTGACGTTCGCTTCATCTTTGAAGCTTTGTTTTGTTCGTGACTTCGTTTTACTGAAGTCCAGCGCCGGGGGGCGTTCGTTCATCAGGTGCCTTTGTAGAAGATCCACAGTTTCCTCCTTTATTCTTGGTTAGTGATTGCGTCAGAAGCGTGAGCAATGAGCTCAGGAATTTCAATACTCTCAATATTGGAATTCTCATCGTTAAACGTCCCTATTTTGTACAGCTTATAATCGCCGGGATGCTTGTTAATTGAACTTTGGCTATCATTTGCCAAGTCCGTGAACGCTCTGAGCGCCATAGCTTTATTTGCCATGAAAAAAGGCGTGTTGAACGCCTTTGCCGCTTCGTCGAATATGCTATATATTTCCAGTTTCATGTTCGTAGTCCCTTTTTAATTGCCTAATAGCGGCAATTTTTACTTTTTCGCGAACAGCCAGCCTTCCAAGGCTATTGTTCTCTGATCGAGAACGCGAAGCTATCGCACGTTTTTGTTTTACTTGATCCAGCTGATCTTCGTCAAGCTGGTTATCGTAGAATTTTGGGGGTTTACATATAACCCCGTTTCGTATGACTACATGATCATCCGGGAATACATCGGAAGAAAATTTATCGTACCATTCTTTGCCCACGCCGGGACGGCGGGACATTGTTGTATACGGCGGGACCCTGTTTTTATATATTTCAGGTGCCATATCGCCGGTTATTTTTTTCATTATATAGCGGGCTACATAGGCCGCTGATTCGAAGGTTACGTCTCCGATTGAAGAGAAGCCGAATTTCCAGATAGATGATAATTCAGCTGAATTGTAGAGATTTACGCCGTTTTGGACTTTCCATAATTTTTTGTCAGGAAAGTCTATTCCGAATAGACAGGCGTGATGATGCGGACGGCCGAATTTTTCGCCGTATTCACCGCAGTGGAAGTAGCGGATTTTTAATCCGGTACGTTTTCGCAGACGTTTCATAAATTTTTGGAAGTCTGCTTTGACTAGTGATCCGTTCGGATCGAGATGTTCATCATCGAAAGTTAATGTGATGAACGAGTTTTCCTTGTGCATTTGTGCTTCGTGAACGCATCTAATCGCCCATTGGCGAGAACGTTCTAAACGACAGCCAACACATTGGCCACAAGGTAAGGTGACTATTAAGTCGGAGTATGCTTCGCGGGGATTAAAGACAATAGGTCTTTTTCCGTTGGCATTTACTTCGCGAGAGCGATAGGCCAACATTGGATGGTAACACGGCATCGTTTACCCTTTCACGAGAAAGGGTCCTGCCCGGACCCTTCTCTACGCTTATTAGCTTTTTATGGCAACATGGATACTTATCCGTGTGCTTATAGACGATAACCGCCACGCATTACCTGCGACATATTGTTCTTTCTCGATACTTTGGTCCCCCGGCTAAAGTTCTTCCGGTTGCCAGATCGAGACATTTTTTTTCTGTATTTCATTTTTACTCCTTATATTTATGAATTGTGCCGGTTCTGGTATTCACATAGTGCGTATGTGTTGTTCTTGGAGCCTTCTTCTTACCACTAGTGTTTTTTCTTCGTGGCCTAGGTGGCTCCGGGATCCGAGCTGGTATTCTTTTCTTCGGATTCACTTCGTTGAAATCGTACGTTTTCCATTGAGCGGCCGTCTTTGCTGATGACCATAAATTACTCAATACATCAACTACATTTTCTCCAAACGAACCAGTAATACCCTTTTTTATGTCGCCGGCTGAATAAGCGGCGCCCATTGCTATTGCTGTTTTGTCTCCAAAACCCATTTTTTTGAATACGGAGATAGGCAGAGCCAGATATTTACCTACACCGCTGGTCAGAATCTTGGTTTCTATATCAGAAACTTTCCGTTGATTCTTAGCTATAGCGGCATTTTCAATAGTTTGCTTTGCGGATGCACCAGCAAGAGCACCGGTAGTCGCCGCTTGACCTACGTTGCTGGGGACATTGGCCGCGGCCGCGCCGGGGGACGCCGCCCCCGGACCGCCGGTCGCCGTAAGGATCGGATTTAATCCGGCCAACTTTAGATCCCACATTTCGCGCTGATGCGCCGTAGACGACATCATTCCTTGCCATTCGCGCTGTTTTTTTGCCTCTTCAGCACTTGCAGAGTTTTGCATCATACCGCCTACAAAACCTAAACCGGCACCCGCTAAGGCTCCGACTGGACCTAGTAAAGATCCTGCCGCAGCTCCACTCGCCGCGGCTCCTGCCGCACTTGATGCTTGACCTGACATATTATCTCCTAAAAGTGATCAATTAAACCGGGCACCGAATATGTCGGCATCGGGCGCGCTGTAATATTCTGGATGTAACAATCCAGCTTAAAATGGGGCTGGGCTGAAACAGCTACAACCCTGTCAATCGGGGGATCTTCATTTATGAATGTCTCCGACAATGTAGGAAGACTTCCGAACTCCTGAGATAGATGCCAGCTATCCAGAGTTGCACTACTAGTGCTACGCATCTGACCAGTGATTTTGGAAGGATAATACCTATATTCCGCCCATCTTTCTTGATAGCCGAATACATCATCGTCAGTACCAGAATCAGGATCATGATAGATTTCCTTGTTGAGTATTGCCTGCTCACCAAGGTGCGCGAGAGCTGGCCAATAGAAGTCGAAACGACCTTCTAGACCGCGCGTAAACATTCGGGGTATACCCTGCTGATATGTCAGATCGGCCCGAACATTCATTATTCCGATAATGACCGAATGTTCAGTGAATGATTTGGTAAAGCCGTTTCTATGGCTTTGAACCATTCCATACCCGGCTAGTTCACCTTGGGGAGTAGACCCGACAAAAGTTCCGCCGGTTTGAGCCACCGGAGTAATATTAACTGGCGTAGATCCGCCGCCCAGGTATTCCGGACGCTGGAGCCGGCTATCGGGACTCACCGTACCGAAATGACTTTTGATTATTTCTGTATAACGGGTACCGCCTCTAGCGTCGCGTTCGAGAAGCTTTTGAAGCTGGAAAGCTTGCCGAAGGCTATTGATCGTTGCGGCAGTTGCCGCACTAAGATCCGTTTCGAGTCCTGTCTCGGTACCGAAAGCAACATTGTCCGCGCTGGTTGTTGTCCCTGATACAAAAACATTTGGACCGGTAGCAATACCGTATGCCAAATTCGCGTCGGTTAAACCGCCGCCGGTAATTTCAACATCGTTGCCCGTACTCACAACGGGCGCCGTATCACCCAGCGGAAGCTCCACGCCGGGTCCCTTTTGCGGCCAAGGCAGAGCGGATGTGAAATAGTCGTGGCGTTTGCCACGTTTATAGATGGCGTAATCGGCTGGATCATCTGGACCATCATCTCGATTAACGGGAACAGAATCGATCAAGTTCTGATCTCTGAACCATTCGTTGTATATCAAGTTCCATGCACGGTGCCATAAAGCACTAATCGTGGTTGTTCCGCTTCCAGCAGAGGCTTGCGGGGGTATACCGAAGTAAT